ATCGAATCGCTTTTTAAAGTTGTCGCTCACGTCCTGAGGATTGCCCCAATTTTGAATTGGTGCTATGCCATAAGCTGGATTCGTTAAAGCAACGCCCACCGGATCTTTATCTCGTACCGTTTGCGTATGCTGAACCGCCGCTTGTAACAAACTGTAATTCTTGGCTCTCAGCGCGTACCCTTCACCTGGAACTGGCTTGCTATCAATTAATAGCTGGTTCGCGTCGGCGTTAGGCATGTTCTTAACTTGTTGGAGTTGGCCGCCAAAGGTTGCCGTATCTTTTAGCCCTTGATAACGCCTTACGCCTTCATCCTGACCAAATGCTTTTATAAAATCGGCCTGTTTCGGTGGATTTGTGGCTGTACCATTGGTTAAATACTCGGCTTCTGCATCCTTGGTCTGTGAGTTTAACGCATCCCTAAGCCCTGACATATCCTGCCGCGCTTGTGATTGTGCCATTTGCAGAACCTTAAGCTTTTTATCAGGTGGCAAAGCATCAATAACACTGTTTCCGGTTTGTATTGTTGGGTCTTTCCAACTTTTAGACTCTGCATCAATGGTTTTAACTTCGCTTTTCTCTGGCATAACACCACTAATACCGGCGCTTATTTGCTGATCGGAATAGGGTTGATGACCATTTTCAACCTTAATCATTGCCGGAATCATCTTGGCTTGAATCTCTGGCGATTGCAGGTCTATATTGTCGGTAGGTTTAACGCCAATGGCTTTAGCTACCGTGGCAATGTAGCTATTAGTATCATTCTCGCTTGCTGGCGCCCATCGTGAAATAGCCCCCTCAACGGTATTAATGCCGTGATTATTCTGGTATGAATTCAGGGTTTTTGACATGGCACGTATGCCAGCTTCCGGCGTGTCAAAGGTAGCATAACGCGCGTCTAATCCTTGAACCTGTCCTTGCCACTTATCATTCCCCGACATTGATATGTTGCCAGGGTTATTATTCCTGATTCCTCTCGGCTGGCTTGGGTCTGCCGAGTGCAAAGATTCAACCTTGCCCACGCCGCCATCATTGTTAACTTGAATGGCAAGCAAAGGGGCAGCAGTATTAAACAGATCATCGCCCATCCGGTCGCGTTGCAATGGAGTCATTGCGCCTTGACTAGATTGAAAGTGCTGTAAAGCGCCTACAGGGTCGGACTGTTGCCATGCTTTATACCTGTCGGTAAAAGCCTTGTCTGTATAATTCCTCTTTTGAAGTTCAATAGTCTTAGCATCCCACCCTTGCAAGTGGCCCTGTATGTCGGCTTCTTCGTGGGCGGTTCCTAATGACTTGTTAAACGACTCTTGGTCTTGGTAATTGCTTGCCGCATCCTGCAATGAAACCTCAGCGCGTGACTGAGATGTATTAATCTGCCAATTATGATTTTGAGTTGCCGCGTGATTCTGCATTGTGACCGAAGCCGATGCAATACGATCTGAAAATATGTGGTTTGCAATGGCCTTTGATTCTGGCGAATTAAGCTTGTCAAGCTGGTCACTCTTAAATTGAGCTATCTTGTCATTGGTTGGCTGGTATGCATCTAGTGCATTCTTGCCAGATGTGGTCAGATACCCGTTATTAGGATCGTGCAGGATATTATTTAGACCTTGGGTAAACTCAACGTCCTGAGCGCGTGAGTCTTGTACAGCCATTTGCTCACCGATTTGTGAAGTTACGTGGCTCATTTGTACAAGGTCTTGCCCCATTTCTTTGCCAAACTGCCCAACAAGTTCAGGATGTGCGTTTGGCGTTGAGAACCCAGGAGTAGGTGCTTGGCTTGCGCCTACTCTAAAACTGTCGTATGTTGGTACTACTGGCATTACATACCACCTTTATTAAAATAATCTGACATATACGTCATCCTTTGATTAGTGTACCAATTACTTGCTACCTGGGTAGCGCCTGACATCAATGATGTTGTTGCGCTTCCTATTGGTGATATTGAACTAGCTCCGGCGCGGGCCGCTAATGATTGGTTTTGATAATTAACGCCCTGCATCCGGTAGCCCCATGCGTTCTTAACCGTGTTAGCGTTGGCTTGGTTAACATCAATCTCTTTCATGATGTCGGTCGATGCTTGAACCTCGGCCGCGCTGCCTGTGCCAAGATCAATGCCATTGGCCGCCATGCTTGCACGCTGAGAACTTTTAAGCTGTCCCGCTTGTAGAGTTAAGTTTGCTATTTCCTTCTGGCCTTGATTAAGCGCGGATTGTGCGCCCATTTCCGATATTCTGGCGTTAGTATCATCGATTACAGCTTGAGTTTGTAACTGGTATTTATTAGCTTTGGCTTGGTAAAAACTGCCAATTCCAGAAGATAATGCTCCACCTATGCCCAGTGCTAATGATGCGCCACTAAACCCGCCGAATCCTCCACCGCCACCAGTAAAGCCACCAAAACCTCCAAATGTTCCGTAAGCTGCCATCTATTTAACTCCTATGTTTTGCATATTATCCACCCAAAGCAACTTCTAATGTATAGCTTGCCAGTGTTAGCGGTAGCGGGTCAGTTTGCCGAATGAAGATTTGCCCTGACATTCCCCAAGTCGGTGTTAATACCACTTCTATTTCTTCACTTTTAAGATTTGGTGGTGTGCCGTATGGCTCGACTGTTCGCTGTTTTACAGGAACCAGGTTATTTACATCAGGGCCGACATTAATACCAGATGAGCGATAGACTCGAAGCCATGCTTTGTTTACATTCTTTGGCCTACCTTGCCCGAAGCTGTAATCAACCTGTAGAGCAAGCGGCAATGTTTGAATATCGGATGTAATGGGTAGACCGATTTGAGCCTTGCTAGCTGTATATTCAAGAGTGATTTGACCAGCAGTAACAACAACAGGCGGATGCACTGCGCCATCAGTCAAGACATTAACGGTTTTTCCTTCCAGGTGTGAAAGTCCGGATATAACCGTAGCCGGTGCACCGTTGTAAGTTAGTCCAGCATCAACAAAAAATGCATCGGCAGGGTCAACAAATTGCCGTGATACCATGCGCTCAACATAACGCACCGAAGCGCCGTTAATAGTACGTCTGATAATGCAATACAAAATATCTTCTGTACCCTCTGAAACCACTGCACATGACTCAAAAACTCCGTCCGTGTCGTGTTGATGCCAAGCTCCAATTTGCTGCTCAGGAACGTAGGTAATGCCCAGTAAATTACCAGCCGATGAAACCATCCACACAACAGGCAAAGGTGCCTTGCTGTATGACATGCTTACAACGTCGAGATTATCGAACAGGTGTGGCGCACGTAATGACAAATCACCGCTTATAAATCCATTCGCTTGCCAGTTATAAGCACATTCCCGGATATGACCGCCACGTGCCGCCGCATAAAGTAATGTGTTATTGATGACTACAGGTTGAACATTGTTACATCCAATATATGATTGCGGCCTTACTGATATTGTTTTTGGTGTAATTGCGTCAGAGTTAACCGATGTTACGCGCCACTCAGCCGCGCTTGTCAATAATAATAGCTGTGTTAATGGCACAATATGCCTGATTGAATTCGCCTCTCTAGCTGCCACCCTGAACGCTATGCGGTCATCATCCCGAATCGGTAACGAATAACTCATAACCGACTCGGTGCCTGATTTAGTCATCCATATATTTTGCGGCTTGTTCAGCGTACCGGCAAAGCACCGGCGCTGTTCATAATAAGAAACTGACGAAGGGTAATCATTAGCTGAATTAAATACAGCGTCATAAATGGGCGGTGTCTTGCTTAAATCAGGTGCTATGTTGTCATCCTTGAGCGACAGCGTAGCAGTCTGACCAATGTAACCGTAAAGCCCGCCAGTCTGCTTATACACGTTATACAGCGCTGCGCCGGTTACTGCACCCCATGAAATTGTATTGAATTGTCCAGTGGTGAAAATATTGTTTGTGCAAGTCGCCGCTGTGGATTGTGCCGACTCTGATATGTTGTCAGTCATTATTGTAGTCACAACATACGAGTAAGCCAGCGCACCCGCTCCGGTAGGAGTTGCCGTTGGTGCCGTTGGTGCCGCGATAGGTGCCGCAAATGATATTGTCGTTAGTGTCCAGTTCAATGCGCCAATTCTGCGCAACTCTCTGGGCGCATAGCCTGGATGCACAATCGTTAAAACATCAGCAGACTGAACATAATGCAAGTCCATAAGGTCGGCTTCGGCATACGGGTTAGTTATCTCGTATGGAACACCGACAGAAAGGAGCGTTGAGCCATTAGTATGGAAGCGGAAATAACCGGCGCCACACTCAATCATCATGGTTTGAGTCGTCGAGTAAGTGAACGGTATTAGGTTTACTTTTTTAGTCGAGTCTTTGACCTCCCTAACAAACTGGAAACCAGACCTATTCTGCGCTGGGCCTTGTGGTTTAACTACAAAGTTTCGACATGTAGCAAGGCCAGCCTGAAATTTAGCGTCATCAATACGCCCAAACATCTCTGGGCTGATCTCGCCACCTGTGAAGGCTCTTTGTAAAGTGCGTGTGTTAGCCATTATCGTCTACTAATCCATGATACTTTTTGCTGTATATCAATGCGCCGCTGTCCTGCATCCGACTCTATAGCATTAGATAATATCTCTTTCATCATGCCCATGCACCGCTTGCTTTCAGCTGCGCCCTCTGCGCCTTTTAATATTGGCCCAGCCAGCATTGATGCCAGATACCATGCAAGAGTTACGGTAAACAATGGGGAAAATAACGCTGCATCAGTGACCAGAGCCGTATAACGCAGTTCAGCTAATGCCTGATTGGTTAAAATTATCGGTGCGCCCGTAGCATCTATTTCACATGAGAACGGCTGCGGAACGTATGAACCGCCAGGGGCAATGGCTGAATTAATAGCCGCTTGGCTATAGTCGTCAACCGCGCTAGGGTCAATGATAGCTATGATATTAACCGCATCATTAGGCTGTGCATATGCATACGTCCATTCCGCATCATAAGTAGATAACAATGCCAGCTTTAGACGCTTAGTAGCAAACCCCCACGAGTGCATTTCAAGTAAAGAATCACGAGCAAAAGGGTAAAACCTAGCGCAATGTTGTGACTGTACCGAACCTTCTGGGGGATTAAGGTTTGATACCGTCGCCGTGTCGCCTATGTAAGAAAGAGCTAAATTGCAAATATCAACATCAGAACTCATATAAATCCTTAATTAAAAACGGGGACAAAAGCCCCCGTTAATATATTGCTAAGAATGCGGGTTAAAGCCCTTATTCTGGCTTAGTTACAACAGCATGGTCGATCTTTTTAGCATCAGCAGCCTTGATTAACTCAAGATTAGCCGACACCTCGCCGCTGTACTCAACGATAGCGCCTTCTTCCAAAAGCGCATTATTCACGAAAGAACGCTCTAAAACTTTATACAAAGCCATAAATAATCCTTACAGAATAGCAAAGCCAGATGGATAGAACTTTTGACCGTCTTGAATCGCATCACCTAGGTCAGCGTAAATTGCGCCGGTTGTGTTGTTCCCCACGTTAATAACCTGCAAGCACAAATAACGCT